AAACGCTCAAGGAAAAGTAAAACATTATGAACAGATACTAGCTGAACAAACAAAATTGACAGATGGTACTATTATACCTAAACAAATTCAAATAGTTGATGAGACAACGTTTAATACATTAATAGATGCGGAACGTAGAGAAGTAGATTGCATGACTTATGAAGATGAATTAAACGATTCTAAAAGAACAATAAAAATACTTAGAAGACAATTTCTTCCTTCAGTCTTAGCTAGTGTAAAAAACATATTTAATTAATCATGGATAATTATGGCAACATCTACAGCAGAAAAAGAAGTTTATAGACCAGGCGGAATAGTTTTAACTGGTATAGAAATTTTTAATTTTAAAAAAAAATCTCTCGTTTTAACAGGTCAAACGGTAGAGTTTAATATCTTTCAAGATATATATGCTCAAGGAACAAAATGTGAAGTTGGAATTCTTGACTCTAATGGCATTATCGAAATGTTGCCAATAGTCGGTGACGAAACATTAGTAGTAAAATTTAGAACACCTACTTTTGATACAGAACTTAATTACGTATTCAAAATTTATAAAATAACTAGTAGAGCAAAAGAGGCCGCTAGAGCAGAGGTATTTGTTCTTCATGGAGTATCTCAAGAAGTTATTTCTGATAGAAGAAAATCTCTTAAAACATCTTATTTACAATTAAAGCCAGAAAAGATAATTGAAAGTATATACGAAAATTATTTAAGACCAACTATTGAAGAATTTGGTATTATAGAAGACCCACAACCTGAATTGGAATTACAAGAAACACAATTTCATCAATCAATATGTTTTCCTAATGTAAGCCCTTTTAAAGCAATTCATCAAATATGTAATGAGGCTGTACTTAAAGCTGACGATACTTCAAGTGAACCTAAAAGTAAGTCTGAGAATTTTATGTTTTATCAGACACCAACTAAATGGGTTTTTAAAACATTAGATTCATTATTAAGACAAGACCCAGTAGATAAATTTTATTTTGCTGACCAAGGTGGAATTAAAACTAAAAAAGGTGAAGGAGAGGGTTCTGGAGAAGGTGATGAAATTTTTCCACATCAATTTATACAAAGTGTAAATGTGAAACAGCAATTAGATTGTGTAAAGAATTTAGAAATGGGACTTTATTCTCACGTAGTAAAAACTATTGACCCATTATTGAAAATATATACTGAAGATGCTTGGTCATGGGCTGATAGTTTTACCGAGTTGGCACATATTGAAGATGACCCCAAGATATTTACAGACGAATCAATGTATGCAAGTGATGCTGGAACTCCTGTTTCTCATTATATAACTTCTAACATTGGTGAAGATTATCAGAACTCTAATGATTTTACAAAAAGAGCAGTATCAGCCAATACAGACCATCAGATTACTAATCCAAGAAGACTACATACCTTTTTGAAATATATGAATGTATCTATGGCTCAATTAACAAATATAGTTTTAGAAATTGCGATATCTGGTAATACAGATGTAGAAATTGGAAATATAATAGAAATTCATGTACCACAAACGAGTGAGTATGAAGAATTTAAAAAATCAAATAACTTGTTATATGGTAGTAAATTTTTAGTTATTGCTATAAGACATGTTTTTAATAGAGAGCAAAATAATTTTGGTACTCTTTTGCAAATCGTTAAAGATACGTATGCAAAAGATAGCGTTAAAGAAAATGCAACAGAAGGACAGGCCGCATGATAGAAAGTCTTGGCGAAAATTTTAAATGGTGGATAGGTGTTGTCGAAGACCGCAACGACCCTCTTAAACTCGGTAGATGTAGAGTAAGAGTTTATGGTGAACATACAAAAGTAAAAGAAGAAATGCCTACTAACAGTTTACCTTGGGCCCAACCATTACAAAGTATTCAGTCAGCGGCAATGGGAGATATAGGATATTCTCCAACTGGTCTTGTTGAAGGAACATGGGTTGTTGGATTTTGGTTAGATGGTTCAGATATGCAGAAACCTATTATCTTGGGTTCACTTGCAGGTATGCCATATTATCATGGCAATCCAGATGAAGGATTTAATGACCCAAAGAAAACTCAAAGAAGTGAAATGAAAGATTTTCGTCCAGATGAAGGTGGGGATAACGAAGTACAAAGTTTTTATCCTTTAAGAATTGATGAACCAGATGTGAATCGACTTGCTCGTAATGATGGAACAATAACAAGAACAGATGACGAAGGAAATGAAACAGAGATAGATTATAATCATTCAGTACCAGCAATAAAAGATTTACGTGCAAAAGAATTTGTTCAAGTAGCTTTGAGTGCTGTTGGTTGGAATGAACCTAAGTCTACTGATTTACTTAATGATTCAACTGGTGAAAGTCACCCAAGATATGATACAACATATCCATATAATCACGTACATCAAACTGAACGTGGTCATATAAAAGAAATAGATGATTCGCCTGGTGCAGAAAGAATTCACGAATATCATAAGACTGGAACGTTCTATGAGGTTGATGCTGGTGGTAATAAAGTAGTTCATGTAGTTGCGAATAATTATACTTTAGTTGCGGGTAATGATTATATTCATGTCGCTGGAGAAGTTAATATCACATCAGATTCTACTATACGACTTAAAGCACCTAGTGTAAAAATAGATACTGACAATTATGATATTAGAGCAGGAAGATATACAGTAGAAGTTACAGGAGAAACCCACTTTACTCATAATGGTACTAGATGGGAATACATTGGGGGAGATACTCATACTGTTAAAGCATCAGGCCCAACAGATTATACTTGTCCTACAATAAGAAAAGGTGAGATTGATTGTACTACACCAGAGAAGGCATCATAAAATTATGACTTCTTGTATAAATAGTTATTAACAAAACAGAGAATAAAAATGCCACAAATACAAGCTACAGTACATTCAGACTTAAAAATGTCATTTACAAAACACCCGATAACTGGCAGACTGAGTAATCTAACTAATATTGAGGCAGTAAAACAAAGCGTTAAGAATATAGTTCTCTGTAATCATTTTGAAAGACCTTATATGCCAAATTATGGCGGAAATGTTTTAACACAACTTTTTGAAAATGCAGATTCTTTTACTGATTATCAGATTGCTAAAGATGTTACTTTAGCAATAGAAAACTATGAGCCACGTGCTATTGTAGATGATGTAATAGTAAGAACGGACGATTTGAATGAATTGAGAGTCAAGATAATTTTTAGAATGAGAAATATAAAGAAACCGATAGAATTAATAGTAATGGTAGAGAGAGTAAGATAACATGGCCGCTAATACTACAATAAATGTAACAGAATTAGATTTCGACAAAATTAAAGCAGGCATCAAATCATTCATTTCTGCTAAAGGTGAATTTACTGATTATGATTTTGAAGGCTCTACTATATCACATCTCATAGATACTCTTGCATACAATACATATCAAAATGCTTTTTATTCTAGTATGATAGGCAATGAGATGTTTCTTGATTCAGCAATACTAAGAGATAGTGTTGTATCAAGAGCAAAAATGTTAAACTATATACCAACATCTGCAACAGGTTCTTTCACTACTGCAAACGTTACAATTACACCAACGGGTTCTCCCGATTCTGTTTCTATTGCGAAGAACACACAATGGTCTTCAACTATTGATGGTATACAATATTTATGGGTTACACCTGAGGCATATACATTAAATTCAACTGATGGATATGCAGGACAAATTACAATCAGAGAAGGAAGACCAGTAACGCATAAGTTTACAGTATCTACTACAAATCCTGTTAAGTATGTTTTACCAAATAAGAATATAGAGAAAGCATCTATTTCAGTAGATGTTCAAACATCAACTACTGATACTTCAGTAACAACTTATACATTAGCTGATGATATATTAGCTGTAACTGCAAATACAAATTCATTCTTTATACAAGAGACTAGAGATTTAGAAACAGAAGTTTATTTTGGTGATGGTATTATTGGTAATGCACCAGATAATGGAAATATAATAACAATCGCTTATCGTATAGTTAATGGAACTAAAACTAATGGAGTTGGTACGTTTACAAAACCATCATCATTAGGCGGAAGTACTAATTATACAATTACTTATAATGCAAACACATCAGGCGGTCAGGAGTTAGAAACAATAGAATCTGTTAAATTTAATGCACCTAAGAATTTTGAAGTGCAAAATAGGGCAGTACTAGCTGAAGATTATAGACGTATAATTTTAAAATTAAATACAGACATTCAGACAATTCGAGTATGGGGTGGACAAGATAATGTACCACCTGTATATGGAAAAATTTATATATCTGCTAAACCAAAATCTGGTACTCTATTAACCTCTACTCAAAAAAATTCTATTGTCAATCAATTAAAAGATTATAATGTTCTTGCAGTAGAACCAGAATTTATAGATGCAAAATATCTTTATGTTTCTCCATCTATTACAGTTAATTGGGATAGTAGATTAACAACACTATCTGCAAGTGAAGTTCGTGATAAAATTGTAACCGCAATTAATAATTTTGAAACAACCAATATGGGAACTTTTGAAAATGAAAGATTTAGATATTCTAGATTTATAGATGTGATAGATGAGTGTGATACATCAATAAAAAGTAACCTAACAACAATAGCAATTAAGAAAGCATTTGCTCCTAATTTTACCACATCTACAAAATATACAATAGATTTTGATTCAAGTATAACTACATATTCTTTGGCATCAACATGGTTTACTTTTTCAGGTCGCAGTTCTAAAATGAATGATGACGGTCTTGGTAATGTTCGTATTTATTATGTAGGTTCAGATGATTCAAAAAATTATTTAGATAGTACGGCTGGTACAATAGATTATAATACTGGTGTTATAACATTAACTTCTTTTTCACCAACGGCCGCTACAAACAATGAAATAACGATAACAGTAACTCCTGCTAAGAGAGATGTTACTGTTGAGAAATATCAACTAATGTTACTTAAAGATACTTCAATAGAAATGTTTGATGAAAAAACATCAACTACTACAAGTGCGGTAACAGTCAATACAACAGGCTCTGTAACACAGATAAGAGATTCCGCAGTCGGAACATTGATTTAAAATGTCAACAGATGAGAAAACGTCACCTCTTGTAAATCAGCAATTACCTCAATTTGTTATTGATGAGGGACCACAGCTTATTGAATTTATAAAAGCATATTATGAGTATGCTGAACAAGCTAACAATGCTTTAGAAGTTTCTAAGAATTTAAAAAACTATCAAGATATTGATGATACTATTCCTAAGTATTTAGAATATCTTCAAAGAGAAGTTATACCTTCAATTCCAGAAGATGCTCTAGCTAATAAACAATTATTCATAAAACATTGCAAAGACTTATATCGAGCAAGAGGTTCTCAAAAATCATATCAACTTTTATTCAGAATTTTATTTGGTGAAGAAATAGAATTTTATTATCCTTCTGTTGATATGTTACGTACATCAGATGGTCGTTGGGTAGCAGATACATCTATACGTGTTGGTACACCTACAACTGGTGATACTGATGACTTTGACAATGCTACTATTATCGGTGTAACATCAGGTGCAACTGCTCAAGTTAAGAAATTAGAAACAACAGTCGAAGGTGGACAAACAGTAAAAGAATTATATCTTGATAATATTACTGGAGTATTTCAAGACAATGAAATAGTAAAAGAAGAAAATAATGTTACATCAGGAACAATTCTAGGTACATTTGGTCCTATGAAAGCTGGATTGATAAGAGATGGTGGTGCATTTCATAATCCAGGTGATAGAGTTAAATTCATATCAGCAATAACTGGTATAGGTGCAAATGGTTATATTTCATCTACTAGCGGAACAGATGCAGTAGAATTTTTTGTGGCAAATAGTGGTTCTGGTTATACTACTAATAGTATTATATCAACAACAAATCCAGGAAATGGTATAGGTGCGGCTTTTACTATTGCAAGTTTGAAAGATACCGAAGTAATAAGAGTAATGACTGATGTTATTACTCCTGTGGCAAATGTTGTAATTAATACTGGACCTCTTTTTGTATCAGCGGGCGCAAATACAACTGCATTAAGTGCTAACTTAGCTGTTGCTAATAGTGGTACTTTTTTAAATAAAGCATTTGCATTTACCGCTCTTTCTGTGGGTTCAGTTAATGCTGTAACAACAACTTCTTATGGCAATCACTATACGTTATCAAAACCACAAGTTGCCGTAGAAAATACAGAAGTATCTAAATTACAATTAGCAGATGGTACTGGAGGAATTAAAGGAAAAAATGCATCTATATTAGCAAGATATGTTGCGGGTGCTATTGCTAATGTTGTTGTTGATAATTCAGGAACAGCATACACAAGAAATGAAGTAACGACTATTACTAATCTTACCACTGCCAATACAGAAACCGCCACTGCTTATCCACAAACATCTGGTGTTAAAGTACATGAAGGTGGGTATACAGATACGAAAGGCTTTATTAGTTGGAATAATAAACTACAAGATAATTTTTATTATCAAGATTTCTCTTATGAATTAAAAACAAATCAATTTATAAACACTTATAGAAAAATAGTAGAGGCAATTTTACACCCTGCTGGAATGAAAATGTTTGGTAGATTTCGTATGGAAATTGATACGGGTTTACCAGCACCAGAAATTGATGATTCAGCAGTAGGTCGAATTACAAAAGAAAGTTTTATAACAATTAATATACCTGCAATAGTATCTGGAAGTTCAGTACAAACTATTGTAGAATCTAATACAGCAGTATCATTACCAGACGTTATAGCTGTTACAGACTTTAGTGTATCAGCCGCGTCTAATACTGAATCTGTAACGACTGTATTTACTCAGGCTGCTGGTAACTTATTCGTAGCCGCTAATAATCAGTTATCTACGATTAGATTATCTACGTTAGACTCAATACGCCTCAGAGAATTACGTAGCTTTAGTTCTGCCTTTGTAACAGGCAACAATACTGTCTTCTCAACTGGAGAAACAACTTTTGTTCTCACTGGTTCACCAAATGCGAATGTAGGACTTTCAGTTCTCGGCAGTTCTTCTGGTGCTAATGCAGAAATTACGTTTAATTCAAATACATCAATGAGAGTTAAAGGTATAAATAACGGACCATTTACTAATGAAACTATAACAGTTATGTTGGCTAGTGGTGCTCCATCAGTTACAACTGCTGTGATTAGTAGTCAATCAGGTCCTTCACGCACGGTAGCTAATAATCAGACTATTATGATTGTAGACCAAGTAGGTAGTACTGCAAACGGAACCTACGATATTAATACTGTATTAACAGATACAACAATGGACTTGAAAGTTGGTTACGGAGACTTGTCAAATGGCGAGTTCTACACAACTGCAAATACAACAACAATAACAACATAAAATTATGTATAGAACTGTTATAAATAAGAGTATAAATAATCACATAAACTTAGGACTTGAGAGATGCCAGGAATAGTAACACGCAAATTCAGAATTCATAATGCGAGTCAATTCAAAGAAATGTTTGACGAGGCCGCAAACGATAGATTATATCTTTTCATTGGACGAGTTAGACCTTGGCCAAGTGAAGGTTCACCACCAACTCCAACAGATTCAGTTGAGTCAACTGATTTTGATTATTGGAGAACAATGTTGGCGGCAAAACGTATTCAAGCAGGTGATGTATCATATTCAATAGCCCGTTATGACTGGGAAACTGGTAAACGTTATCGCGAATTTAATAGTTCAGATACATCTCTCTATGATACTCCTGCGAGTTCAAATACTTATTATGTGATGACAGATGACTTTAATGTATATAAGTGTTTATTCAATAATAAAGATGCCGTATCTACTGTTGAACCAACTGGTACTGCAACAAGTACTTTAGTAACTGCTGATGGTTATCATTGGAAATATATGTATAATATTACAGCGGCAGATGCGTTAAAGTTTCAAACAACTTCTTATATACCTGTACAAACATTATCTGCAAATAATGGCTCAACGCAATGGCCTGTACAAGAGGCGGCAGCGAATGGTACTGTAAATATTATTGATATTACTTCTGGTGGTTCAAGTTATGAAACACACGTAGGCACATTAGCCTCGGTAACAAGTTCAAGTATTGTGGTACTTGCATCTGGCGCATCAGCAACAGATAATATCTATAATGATTCAGCATTATATATTTCAGGTGGTACTGGTTCAGGCCAGGCCGCTCTAAAGATTGTTGATTATGTTGGTTCTTCAAAAACAGTAACATTAGCGAGTGGATTTTCTCCCACGCCCGATGGAACTTCAACATATGTTTTAGCACCACTAGTAACAGTAAAGGGTGATGGTACGACTACTGCAACAGCATTTGCAAACGTAGCATCTGGTGCCGTTAATTATGTTAGTATGATTAATGAAGGAGCAAATTATTCTCAAGCATTCGTAACACTTACTGCAAATAGTTCACATGGTTCAGGTGCAACAGCAGAGGCATATATAGCACCACCTGGCGGACATGGATATGATGCAGTAAAAGAATTATCTGCACATAATATTATTATGAATGTTCAATTATCAGGTTCAGAAGGTGATACATTTCCAACTGTAAACGATTTTCGTGAAGTTGGAATATTAAAGAATCCAACATTATCTGCAAACGGTGGTCAAGCAAATAGTGCATCATACGACCAGACTGTACAATTATCACTTACTTCTGTGAGTGGTTCTGGTAGATATACTGTTGATGAAGTAATCACGGGAGGCACTTCTGCGGCTACTGGACGAGTAGTTAGTTTTTCTAATACTAATTCAGCTAACACTACTGGTACACTTAGAGTTTCTAATCTCGGTGCTAATGCATCATATACAAATTCAGAAACACTAACAGGTGGAAGTAGTGGTCTTACAGCAACGCTAGGAAGTCAAGCTGAAGGAAGTTTAACGAATTATGACGGGGAACTATTGTATATCGAAAATAGGAGTGCTGTATCAAGAGCCAGCGACCAAATTGAAGATATTAAACTTGTAGTAAAATTTTAATTAAAGGAATTTATTAATGGCAACAATTTTAGCCAATACTCAATCACTGGCAACTAATCTTAATATCGACCCATATTATGACGATTTTAATGAAGGTCAAAACTTTCATAGATTATTATTCAGACCAGGATTTGCTGTTCAGGCACGTGAATTAACTCAATTACAAACTATACTTCAGAATCAAATTGATAGATTTGGTGAACATATTTTTAAAGAAGGTAGTGTTGTACGTGGTTGTGAGTTAGTTTACGAATCAGATATTTCATATGTTAAAATAAGAGACAATGACTCTACTGGTGAAGGTGTTGATGTTACAGTATTTAAAGGTTCAACATTAACAGGTCAAACTTCAGGTGTTAAGGCTCACGTTATAGATAGTTTAACTGGCTCTGAGGCATCTGACCCAGATACAAAAACATTATACATTAAGTATACATCTGCAGGTTCTAACAATAGTACAAGGTCATTTTTAAGTGCTGAAAAATTAGTTTCTAATACAATATCACCCGCGTCCGCAACAGCTAATGTTTTAACTGGTACTACATCAGTTGTTGCTAATACAGGATTACGTGTAACGTATGATGAAGGTATTATATTTGCAAAAGACCATTTCATACGAACAGATAAACAATCATTAATCGTTGGTAGATATTCGGCTAATACTACTATAAAAATTGGTTATGATATTATAGAAGAAATTGTTTCATCTGGTGGAGATGCTACTTTATTAGACCCTGCACAAGGTTCATATAACTATGCGGCTCCAGGTGCTGATAGATTAAAATTAACTGCTAATCTTGTTTCAAGAACAGTTAATTCTCAGGAAGATACTAAATTTATTGAATTGTTAAGAATTAAGAATGGTGCACCTGAATTTAAATCTGATAAACCAGCTTATGCGAAAATTAATGATTATATTGCAAGACGTACTTATGATGAATCAGGAGATTATATTGTAAATGGTCTTGAAATATCTGTAAGAGAACATCTTGATAACGAAAGTAATCAGGGATTAAAAACATTAGCTAATGGTGGTAATACTAATCAGTTATCTATTGATATATCACCTGGTAAAGCATATGTAAAAGGTTTTGAAATAGATACTATTCATAGTAGAAATATTGAAATAGAAAAAGGAAATGATGCTCATGCAATATCAGATTATAGTGTAGCGGCTAATTATGGTAACTATGTTTCTGCAACTGAAGTTTGTGGCAACTGGGACATAAATGGCCAAGATGAGGTAAAACTTTTTGATACTGCACAAAGAGCAATATCTAATAATACATTAGGCGCTACTTCTCCTGTTGGAACACAAATTGGTACAGCAAGAGTAAGAGCATTAGAATATAATACGGGTGATAAAGGTGACCCAAGCTGTAAGTTTGATTTATATCTCTATGATATAAAAATGACAGCAAATACTTTTCAAGATACTCAGGCAATATATTTCAATGATGGTACTAGTAAAGCACATGCAGACGTTGTACAAACAAGCGGTGTAACAAAATTAACAGATAGTGGTTTTAACAAAGCACTTTATCCTTTAACAAATCTTTTTACTAAGAGATTAAGAAGTCCTGCTGGTGCTGTGGTTGCAGATTATAAATTTCAGAAAGTATTTGATGTTACTATTGCCGCAGACGGAACATTTACTCTTGCTACTGGTGCATCTAGTGAACAATATCCATTTACCGCAGGTGCATTAAACTCTAGTCAGAAAAGAGCAAATATGCACGTTGTATTAAACGGCAATGCAAATACATCATCTAATATTACAGGAACATTGTCAACAACTAATGCTAGTCCTACTGTAACGGGTTCTGGTACAGCATTTGATACTCAATTAAATAAAGGCGATACATTAAAGATTGAAGGTTATGCTAATGTAGTTACTGTTAATTCTATTGCCAGTGCTACATCTTTAGTACTAACAGAAAATCATAATGCAACAACATCAGGCAAGAATTCAACTAAAGCATTACTAAATGGTCAAATGTTAAATATGTCTGGTGTTGGTCTTGATGGTGCAAGAACTATTACAGTTGGTTCTACAACATCTACAAGTTTTGACATTCAAGAAACTCTTGGCGGTACTTGTGCCGCTCAAGTTTTTTGTGAACTTAATAAAATTGATGGACAAGAGGCAGCCAAAACAATTAATAAAGATAGATATGTAGAAATTAATGTATCTGCCGCACATGCATCTGCCGCCTTAGGAAATACAGTTGGTCCATGGCCATTAGGATTATCTGATGGTTTTAAACTTAAAGAAGTAAGACTTTCAACTGGCAATGCTTTCTTTAGTTCAACTTCAGGTGGCACAGATGTTACTAGTCATTTTGAATTAGATGATGGTGGTACAGATAATTATTACAATCATGCAAAACTTGCAAAGAAGTCATCTTCTTCTCATTCTGTTGCGAATGGTAATGTGTATCTTGTTAAGTTGGATTATTTTACACATGATACTTCTCAAGGTGTTGGATATTTTTCTGTTGATTCTTATCCTATTGATGATGTTGATAGTGCAAATAATAATGCTATTCAAACTAAAGATATTCCTTTGTATACATCACCAATAACTGGTAATGAATTTGACTTACGAGGCGTTTTAGATTTAAGACCTAGAATTACTGATACTGCAAATAGTGTAACAACACTTACAAATATTTCAAGAAATCCTGCAGTTTCCGTAGCACTTGTAGAACCATCTGGTGGATTACATTTTATGCCACCAAATGAATCTCTTACTACTGATATAGAATTTTTTATGGGAAGAATAGATAGGGTTGTTTGTAGTGATGAAGGACAGTTTGAAGTTGTAAAGGGTGCGGCAGATTTTATACGACCAAAAGAACCACAACCTCGTGGCGATGCAATGACTATTGGTCTGATAAGTATTCCACCTTTTCCTTCTTTACCTAAAATTAATGCTATTGAATTAGGAAGACCTGAACTCGGTACTAAAGTATCACCACAAAGAATAATGCGTTATACAATGAGAGACATTGGCGTATTAAAAGATAGAATTGATAATCTTGAATATTATACATCACTTTCATTATTAGAAAGTAGTGCAGAGCAATTAGTACTTAGTGATGCATCTGGAAATAATAGATTTAAAAATGGTATACTTGTAGATAATTTTGTTGGACACTCAGTCGGTGATGTAAGAGATAATGATTATACTATTGCTATGGATATAGAGGCACAAGAATTAAGGCCTTCATTTAGATTGAATGATGTTCAATTACAAATGAATAGTGCAAACTCAAGTAACGTTGTTAAAGCCGCGAAAGATGTTAGATTAACATTAGGTTCTTCATCTGCCGCGTTTAGTAATAACGAAACAGTTACTTCAGGTTCTGCAACTGGTAAAGTTACATATCAAGTAGGCACATTCTTGTATGTTGAACAGGTTGGCAGTACAGCATTTACTGCTGGTGGTGCTAACGTTGTTGGTAGTAGTTCTGCGGCAACTTCAACATACGCTACAGCAACATTACCAAGTGATGGTAAATTAGTTACACTACCATATACACATGATTTGGTACAAGAAATGCCTTTTGCTACAAACGTAAGAAACGCATCTGGTTCAGCTTTTGCATGGGTTGGAGATATTATATTAAATCCAGATACTGATTATTGGGTTGATACTACAACTAAACCACAGGTTAATGTAGAATTAGATATGAATACTCAAGCATGGGAACAATTAGCTAATGCATGGGGTACTCAATGGGGAAGTTGGAGTACGATACCAGGAAGTCAAAAGACTACACGAAAGCATAGTGGTTGGTCTTGGGGTTATGGTTGGAATTATGGTACTCATTGGCGTGGTCATACTACAGTTACGACATCTAAGAGAGAAACCCGAAGTGGTACTCAATTAAATGTTGGTAAGCCATATAAAACTGATGTTGATTTAGGAGAATCAGTAAGAGATACGAGTTTAACACCTTTTATGAGGTCTCGTGTAATTCAAGTTACTGCTACTGGACTTAAACCAGATGCTAAATTCTTTGCATTCTTTGATGGTGAAGATATTAATGAGTTTATGACACCTTGTAATTCATCATTCTCAAATACTGCAAGCGAGTCCTCACAATTAATTTCAGATACTACAGGCAATATGTTTGCTACTTTTAGACTGCCAAATAGTGCTAAAAGAAAATTTAGAGTTGGTAGTAAAGCATTAAAATTAACCGATAGTATTACTAACGGTGAAGAATCATTAACATCTTGGGCAGAAACACAATATCATGCTCAAGGTATGAATCAAGTTAAACAAGGAACAGTTCTTAGTACAAGAAATGTAAACTTAAAAGTTAATAGTGTAACAGAAACTAAAACTACAAGTACCTCATCTACGTATGGTAGAGGATATGGTTGGGGTTACGGCTATGGCTATGGTGGTTATGGATATGGTTGGGGAGGCTGGTGGGGTCATTGTCATTTTGACCCGATTGCACAATCGTTTTATGTTGATAACATGGACGCTGGTAAAGATGCACCAGGCTCAACTGGAGTATATTTAACTAAGATTGATTTATTCTTCCAAGGAAAAGATAAGACGGTAGGTACTGCTGTTGAAATTAGAGAAGTAGACCCATCAAGTGGACTTGTTACATCTAATCAAGTACCTTTTGGTAGAATGGTTCTAGCATCTGCGGATATTAATACTAGTGATGACGGAACTGCACCAACACCTGCTGTATTTGAAACTCCAGTATATTTAAAATCAGGCATGGAATATGCTTTTGTAGTTAAACCTACAAATGGTAATCCTAATACAATTTTATGGACAGCTAAATTAGGACAAACAGATAAGATAACAGGTAATAGAGTAGTAGTTCAACCACATAATGGTAACTTATTCATATCATCAAACGATAAAGTGTGGTCACCTGCTCAAGAAGAAGATTTGAAATTTAGATTGCACTATGCTAATTTTGGTACAGTTCAATCTGGCTCAGTAATATTAAAGAATATAGATAAAGAATATTTTCAATGTGATGAAGAAAATGGTACAATAATGTCTACTATGGGCGAAACAATTCATGGAGAAACAACTTTTGTTCTCGCTGGCTCGACAAGTGCAAACGTAGGACTTTCAGTTCTTGGTGGAACTTCTGGTGCTAATGGAGAAGTTACGCATAGTTCTGGAACAGCAATGAGAGTTAAAGGTGTAACCACTACTAAATTTACCAATGGTGAAACTATAACAGTCATGTTAGCTGGTGGTGGCCCATCAGTTACAACTGCTGTGATTAGCAGTCAATCAACACCTTCTGGTAAAGCGTATATGTATGATGCAACAACACAATCTAATACATTTATACATCTATCAGAACCTAGTGGTACTTTTGCGGCCAATACATATATAAAAGGACAAACAAATAATGGTACTGCAAGAATTATATCATTAGATAGTATTGTAATGGACACATTTAATACACAACTTAGTAACATGATTCTTCAAGATACGACTTCTACATTTACAGGCAAGTTTGCAACATCATCTTCTGCAAGAGATAGTTCATATGTTACTGTTGCTGATGGAGAAGATAGTACTTTTGATGCAAGACGTTTTGTACATGGGTTAACAGAAGAAACTTCAGGATTGAGTGGACAAAAATCTGCTGAGGTTAAAGTTACTATACAGAATGCTAATAATAAACGACATTCTCCTGCAATAGATAATGATAGAGCGGCATTGTTATGTGTAGAAAATTTAATTAATAATTCAACTACTGATGAAGATGGTATTTCTGGTGGTAATTCTCTTGCAAGATATATTACTAGAAAAGTAGAACTTGCAGATGGCCAAGATGCTGAAGATTTAAAAGTATTCGTTACAGCATATAAACCTTCAACAGCAGGAGTATCACTTTTCTATAAAATATTAAATAACGAAGATGATGATACGCTTGCAAAATGTTCTTGGGTAGAAATGACACAAGTAACTTCTGCATCGGAAGTTTCTGACTCTAAGCAAAGGGACGATATGAGAGAATTTGAATTTACTATTCCTGATGCAAATAAAACAGGAAGTAGTGACCAAGTACAGTACACGAATAGTTCAGGAATAACATTTACTGGATTTAAGTTTTATCAGATTAAGATAGTATTAACATCTACTACACCAGCTAGTATTCCTAGAGTTAAAGATTTACGTGCAATAGCATTGCAGATTTAGTATCATGGAAGATTTAGAATATTATGCAAAAGTAACTGGTAAAGAAAATTTAGTACGAGATGAGAGAAATGGTGCTATTTTAAACGTTGATAACAATGCATTAAAAAGTTATAAAATGGCAAGAAATAATAGAATTAAACAATTAGAGAAAGAAGAAAGAATGGAAAACGAAATTGATAATATAAAAAGTGATGTTTCAGAAATTAAAGATTTACTTAAAAATTTAATAAAGAGGACTGATTAATGGCATTAGCAAACGTTGCATTAACTGATACGTTTCAAACGTGGTTAACAATTACTAATCAGAGTGCTAATCTGATTAATACTATTGTGCCTTCCGTTAATAGTATTAGTGCTAATGCAGTAACTTCTGGTACATTATCAGTAATTGGTGCTAACGCAGTTATAACTGCGGCCAATACTGATATTAAAGGTGGTTCATTATTATGTACTTCTAATGCAAAATTTACTGCTAGTGTAACGGCAGATAGTTATAGTGGTTCGGGTGCAAGTTTAACAAACGTACCTGTAACATCAAATACCCAATTATCTGACTCGATTGTTGGTACTGCTGAAATTGCAACAGGTGCTGTAACTGCTGGTGAAATAGCAAGCGGTGCTGTATCTGCTGGCAAGATAGGTACTGGTGGCGTTTCAGCTAATCTCCAGATAGCAGATAGTGTTGTTGGTATGGAACATTTGGGTTCAAGTAGTGTTGGACCAGGACAATTAACAAGTGATGCTGTAACTGCTGGTAAGATAGCGGTTGGTGGCGTTTCAGCTAATACGGACTTAGCATCTGCTGTTGTAACAACACATGCAATGGGTGCCAATGTTGGTATTAATACTTTAAGAGTTACTGGTAATACTTATATGAGAGTTCCTGTTGGTAATACAGCATTAAGACCTGGTGACCCAGATAAAGGATTTTTACGTTATAATGATGAAACTAGTAGTACAGAAATTCACGATGGTTCAGATTGGGGAAATGTAGGAAGTGGCCTAACTGGTTCGATTGTTGCATATACTGCTAATACTGTTCCTTCTGGTTATTTGGAATGTAATGGTGCGGCTATAAACAGAACAACGTTCTCAGCATTATTTGCTATTATTTCTGATGACTTTGGAAATGGTGATGGTTCTACGACATTTAATTTACCAGATTTACGTGGTGAATTTATTCGTGGTTGGGACCATGGTGCTACTAATGACCCAGACTCGGGCTCACGACTTGATAGAGGCGATGGTGTTACTGGTGACCGTATTGGTACGACACAAGCAGATGCACTTGAATCTCATACACACACAATGCCTGATAAGTTGTTTCAAACAGAAGGTGCTCCAGGTTTAAGTGATACTGGCGGCTCTCAACGCGGAAACATCAACATGAACACATTGACACTAGGTTCTACTGGTGAAGGTGCAGAAACAAGACCACGAAACGTTTACATGATGTACTTAATTAAATTCTAGGTATAAGATATGCAAATTTATAATTATAATAGAAATACAGGAGAATATGTTGGTGAAACAACTGCTACTCCAAATCCAATAACTGTTGGAGAGTATCTTATTCCTGCATATGCAACAACTGAGTCTCCACCCTCAGTAAGTAATTATGAATTAGCAATATGGAATAATGGTGCTTGGATTAAAAAGGATATTAAAGAAGATATATTAGATAATAAATGGAAAAATGTAATACATACAAGAAATCAATTATTACAAGGTAGTGATTGGACAGTATTAGTAGATAGTCCATTAACTACTAGCAAGAAAAAAGAATGGAAAATGTATCGCCAAGAGTTACGTGATTTAACATCAACATTCTCAAAGACAGATACAGTAACATGGCCTACAAAGCCTGAATAAATTATTATAAATAGTAATAATATAAATTAAGAGAGAGATATATGGCTGCTTTAGTTAATATAGTAATGGCAAATACGGTTACTGCACTCGTTGATAGATTCAACGATTTGAATGACCGTATGACTACGCTTACCGTTGATGATGGTTCATTATCGGTGGCGAATACAAATATAACAGGCGGTACTTTACTCGTAACCTCAAATACTAATATTAATGGTACTCTTAAAGTAAATGGTAGTGAACCAGACGATAACGCACTAGCTTTTTCAATAGCATTAGGATAATAAAAAATGGCAAACGCATTTAAAACATATACAGCAAATACAATAGGATTTGAAGTTACCAACATTCATACGGCTGCTGGTGGTGCAACCGAAACAATTATAGGACTAACATTAGCAAATGTAACAAGTGGTGCGATTGAGGCCAATGTAGTAATTTTTAATAGTGCAGGTAGCACAACTAGATTATTAGCAAATGCACCTATCGCTAAAGGTGGTGCTTTAGTTCCTATTGGTGGTGAACAGAAAATAGTATTAGAGGCAGGTTTTTCAATAAAAGCATCTACAAATACTGCTAATTCTGTTGATGCTATACTTTCTGTATTAGAACAAACATAGACGGAGTAATATATGGCATATTTAGGTGCACCAACGAGTACAGCCGCTCAACATGGCTATATCGGGAAGGCTCCCGCATCAGCTAGTTATTTTGAAATAACTGATATTTCAGGTAGCTTTAATGGCTCTACTCAAACGTTTGCCTTACAATCTGGTGGAGCATCAATATCACCAGCAACACATTTTCAAACTATTGTAGCACTTGATGGTGTTGTTCAAGAACCAGGAACTGCTTATACAATATCTGGTTCTAATATTACTTTTACAGGTGGTTCTGGACCTGCTAGTAGTGTAACATTTTGGGGCATTGTAATGGGCGATGCTTTTAATATAGGTACACCCGCTGATGCATCTGTTGTAGCCGCAAAAATAGCGGCTGGTGCAATAGCAAATACAAAATTCGCGGCCGCGGCAGTAGATAGTGCGGCAATTAAAGCATTAGCTGTTGGTACTGGAGAAATAGCGGCCAGTGCAGTTACGGCGGCTAAAGTAGCAGATAGTGCAGTAACGTTTAATAAATTAAATGCAAACACAGCACACACAGATAGAGTGCAATCTTTTACAGTAGCACAAAGAGGAACTATTGCTGACCAAGGAGTTCGTACATCACCAGCACCTGCAAATACAGTTACTCTTGATTTAGCAACATCAAATTATTTTAGTTTAACATCTAACGCCAATATAGTAATGGCTAATCCGAGCAATGTAACAGCAGGACAAGGCGGTGCTATCGTATTTACTTCAAATGGTAGCTTTACAGTATCGTGGGGTTCTCAATGGAGATTTCCATTAGCGGCGGCGCCTACAATGTCAACGACTGCTGGAAAAGTTGATAGAGTAGATTATTTCGTCCAATCATCAAATACAATTCATTCGGTAGCGACTATAGATTTACTCGGCACGGCATAGCGAGGTAATTTACTATGCCAGTCTTTGACAGTTCCCAAACAATGATGGCAGGGTCAGCCGCACAATCTACTGGAATTGACATTGGAACTTATACCGATGGTAAGTCATTACTTTTAGATTCTTCTTCAAGCGAACATCTAACTCGAACTCCTGCAGGCGCAGGTAACAGAAAAACATTTACCTTTAGTGCTTGGCTTAAAATATGCAAAAACTTTGATTCTACAGGATTTACTGTTTTTAGTGGTGGTACTACTTTATCTGGTGAAGATGGTGAGTTTAACGTTAAGTTTGATAATGGTGGTATTGATGGGCAACTTCAAATTCAAACAGGCCCAACTGTCTTATTAGAAACAACTCAATGTTTTAGAGACCCTAATGCTTGGGGTCATCTTGTCGTAGCTGTTGATACTACAAATTCTATAGCAGACAATAGAATACGTGTATATTGGAATGGTTATGAAATAACAGATTTTGATACTAGAAATAATCCTGCATTAAATCAAGACTTTGCTGTTAATAATACTGTTGAACATAATATTGGTAATTACGGAAGAATAGATTCTCAATATTATGATGGGTATATTGCAGGAGTTACTTTTGTTGATGGAGAACAATTAGAGGCCTCTGCTTTCGGACATCCTTCTGTTGATACTGGTGCGTGGGTTATGGAAGATATTCCAGAAGACGAGACTCTGGCAACTGGTGGTAATCTAGTTACACACGCAGGACAATATAGAGTTCACAAATTTACTTCTAATGGAACTTTCACCGTTAGTAATCCAGGTCTAGTTGAATATCTCGTTGTCGGTGGCGGCGGCGGTGGTGGTGGTAACTATGGTGGCGGTGGTGGTGCTGGAGGATTCCAAACAGGATTCTTAAATATTCCCAAAGATAGTTATAGTATTACTATAGGAGAAGGTGGTGATGGTGGCATTGCTATTGCACCTACATCAGGAGATAATGGTGATGCAGGAGCAAATTCTGTATTTCATACCATAACGGCACTAGGTGGTGGTTATGGTGGGGCATTAGATGCTGATTCAGGAGCAGGTGGCCCAGGTGCATCAGGTGGCGGGTCACGTTATGGAAGTGCATCTGGTTCAGCAACTCCTTTTCATTCAGAAGTACAAGGTTTTGCTGGTGGTACAGGTTCTACGTCTGCATCTAATTATGGCTCTGGTGGTGGTGGCGGTGCTAGTGCTGTTGGTACAGGTGGTTCTGGTTCCGCTGGTGGTGTCGGTGGTGCAGGAACAACATCAACAATATCAGGTGCGGCCGTAACTTATGCAGGTGGTGGTGGCGGTGGTGTTTACCACGGAGGAACAGCAGGTGCAGGTGGTTCTGGTGGTGGTGGAGCGGCTGGTACTCCCGTGGATAGTGGTACAACAGGCTCAACAGGAACAGCAGGTACAGTTAATACTGGCGGAGGCGGTGGCGGTGGTTCCGCAGGCTCAAATGGCGGTGTTGGTGGAGCAGGTGGTTCAGGAGTTGTTTATATTAGATATTTTAATCGAACAGCAACCGCAACAGTATCAGGCGGAACAGTAACTACAGATGGCGATTATAAAGTACACAAATTTACTGCTAATGGAACATTAACTGTTAGTGCTGGTGGCGGAGTTGAATACCTCGTTGTCGCTGGTGGTGGTGCTGGTGGTGGTGTTGATACTGGCGGCCGAAATGGTACTGGCGGTGGTGGTGCTGGAGGATTTCGTACAGGATATTTAGAAGTTGCCGCAGGTTCGATTTCTATTACTGTTGGAGACGGTGGAGCAGCCAATACCAATAGCAATATGTCTGGTGGTAATGGCGGTAATTCAGTTTTTAGTACTATCACATCAGTAGGCGGAGGCGGTGGTGGTGGTGCTACTGTCGATACAAAAGCCCTTTATGATGGTGCAGATGGTGGTTCTGGTGGTGGTGCTAGTAACTATAGTAGTGCAGGTGATGGTGGTGATCCAGTAGCAGGACAAGGTTTTGCTGGTGGCGATTCATCAGGAACAGGTGGTGCTGGTGGTGGTGGTGCTGGTGCTGTTGGAGCAGGTAATAGTAGTTCCTCAGGTGGTGCTGGTGGTGCTGGTTTAGCATCTTCAATTACAGGTGCATCTGTAACTTATGCAGGTGGCGGTGGCGGTGCTGATTATGCCCTTGGCGGTGGCGGTGGTGCAGGTGGTTCTGGTGGTGGTGGAGCTGGTATAGGTACTGGCCGTACTCCCAATGCTGGAACAGTCAATACTGGTGGTGGTGGCGGTGCTATCGCTCATGGCGGAAATTATGATGAGCCGCAAGTGGCTCTTGGTGGTGTTGGTGGTTCAGGTATTGTAATTGTAAGAGTTTTTACACCTACAACTTTTGACTTTGGTACTAATGGTTTCTATTTACCATTTGATAATAGTGGTGGTATAGAACGTGGTGGAGAAACAGAATTTACACTTCCTGTCGCAGGCACTTTGACAAGAACTAATGCTGGTAATGATGATTCGTCTGCATATTTTAATCGTGTATTAACAGGAAACTTTAGTTTTCAATGGACGTGTCATAGTTCTAATTCTCATGCATCTGGAGATTCTATGAGAATTGGTATTGTACCTGCAACTGCTAGAGGCTCTTGGGTCCATACAAATGGTACAGGTTCGGCCGCAACTAATCATCATGTACTTTTTGGTGCTGGTAATCTTGGCCAATGTACTACACAAGCAGGCGCAGATGACTCACATTCAGCAGTAGGTTCTATTTCTGGTACATTTAAACTCACACGAGAGGGTGGTGATACTATTAAATTTTATCACGATAGCGGTAGTGGATTTGCTCTTGACCATACATTCTCAGTAACATCTTCTGCTGATATGGTATTCTTCTATGGTTCAGGAGAAAAAGATAACACGAATAGCATTGAAAATTTTGTTATTAATGATGATGGTAATGGTAATTCAGGAAATTTTTATACAGCCTCTCCAGGCAATGATTCATCAGGAAAAAATAATGATTGGCATTTAATAGAGGGTGGAAAACAAATGCCTGATACTCCTGTAAATAATTTTGCCACTTTTAATGCGTTAGCATTTAATTCTTTAACTTTATCAAATGGCAATCTTAAAGCTACTGCAGGTGGCGGTGGACAAGAAACTACAGGCACTATGATGCCCCGAACTGGCAAATGGTACTTTGAGTTATTACTTCAGAACTTAGCGAGTGGTTATGAACAGTTTGGTGTAACGAGATGTACAACAAAAATGGGAAGTACTTATCTGGAAGGAGTAAATTATAGAAATGATGGATTAAAGTATGTGGAGGGTACTGGCACAGCGAGTTATGGAGCAACTTGGACTACAGGTGATGTCATGGCCGCGGCCGTTGATTTAGATGCAAATACTATAATCTTCTATAAAAATAATGCTAGTCAAGGCTCTCTTTCATTTACCGCAGGTCATGACATGACACCCATGATAAGAATGGGTGCTAGTGGAAATATTGATGTGGCAAATTTTGGACAAGACAGTTCATTCGATGGAGTAAAGGCAAAACAAAACAATGCTGATGAAAATGGTTACGGAGATTTTTATTACTCTCCACCTTCTGGGTATCTTGCTCTTTGCACAAAGAACCTTCCCGAAATTGAAATCGGCCAAGAGGAAGATAAAAGAGCAGGTGATTATTTTTCAAGCGTTCTTTATACGGGAGATGGCGCACAAACAAGAACTATAAGTGGAATTGGATTTCAACCCGATTTAGTATGGCAAAAGATTAGGTCGGGTACTGCACAATTCTTCGGTGCATGGGATAGTATTAGAACATTTGCAAGTGGTAAAGCATACGACATAGGTTCTGCTACTGCTGAAGGAACTTGGAATGGTGCTAATAGTTCAGACTACGGAGATATTACAAGTGTAGGTGCTGGTACAGTTGGTCTAAATGATGGTGCAACTGCAACTACAGGTGGTTATATAAATTACGCTACCAGAGAATATATTCTCTATAATTGGCTAGCAGGTAATGCTACTTTAGGAACAGGTGATTTTACGCAAGGAACTATTGCATCAACTTGCAGTCGAAACACAGATGCGGGCTTTTCTATCGTGTCTTATACTGGAACAGGAAGTGCAGGGACTATTGGTCATGGACTTTCAAAAGCACCAGATATGATTATTGTAAAAATAGAACACAATCACAAGGGGCAGACATTTTTCATAGTTTTATGGACACTACTTCTCCAGAAGATTATCAAATGGATATGGATAATACCAATGCTAGATATGATGGAGATGCTTATTGGAATGATACGGCCCCAACATCAACAGTATTTTCAGTAAAAGATGCAAATAGTACAAATGATAATACTGAAACTTTTATAGCTTGGTGTTGGCACTCAGTAGAGGGATATAGTAAAATCGGTATGTATATTGGAAACGGTTCAGCAGAGGGGCCATTTGTTCATTGTGGATTTCGTCCAGCTATGCTAATTACAAAACGGTCAGATAGTACTGATAATTGGAGAATGATTGATAATACAAGACAAACATACAATGATAATTCTGCTCCAGGTTTTAAAATTAATGCTAGTGATACTGAGGCAGATTCAGGCAGTCGTAATATAGATTTTTTATCCAATGGATTTAAAATGAGGGATACAGATGTAGATTCAAATGCAAATGACGGAACCTATCTATTCATGGCTATTAGTTCAGGAACGGGATTTAAATACGCAAACGCAGTTTAAGATAAATACTTAAATGCAATTTAAGAGGAAAAAATAATGTATACACATAATGGTAGAGTAATACAAGCTGATAAGGCA